AAGATTCTGTAGTAAGGGTTGCTACGAGCAGCAGCAAGACCGTCAGCAGGTGCCGGACCCACGAATGGGTTAGACGCCATGCCATAACGAGTCTTAAACCCGATACGCGGCTGGAAGTCATTCTCGCCAACGGCACGCACCATCTGGAGCGGGACGTATGGGCAGTAGAAGACACCTGCGTCATAAGGGTTGCTACCACGGAAACCGACAGTCACGTAATCGCCGACCGCATACGGATCGATGTAAACGCGGATGCGACCGTTAAGCACACCAGCGAAGGTGTTGCCCGTGTCGTCAACCTGAAGGTTAGTGGAAAGGGCAGGCGCGTAGTCAAGCATGCCAGAAGCAGTAAGAGCAGTGGCGACGTCTGAAGAACAGATGACCACGTTACCTTTACCGCGTCGAGTCGCTTTGGCGATAGCATTAGACTCAAGATCCAACTGGACCAAAAGACCTTTATATCGCTCAACACTCCAACGACCATCGGCATCACCTTGGATGTCGAAGATACCAGGAGTAGTCGTACCCTGCGCACCCATCTGCGCTTGCGAGTTAATAGTACGGATAACTTCACGGTTGATCTCAGCAAGAATCTCAGCGGAGAGGATGTTCGCGAGTTCTGCCTCGGCGTCCAATCCGTGAATCGCTTTCAAGTCCTGCGCGAGTTCGATCGTGTATTCCGCTTTCAGAGCACGAGTGCGAGCAGTAACTGTCGCTTTCTCGATGGTGAAACCCATTTCACCAAACTCTTTACCGCCAGGAGCACCAAGTCCCTCAGCGTCAGCAGTCGGCATACCAATACCGAAGTTATCAGTTTCTCCAGGAGGAGCAACCGGAGTACCGTCCACCTGATAAAGACCAGAAGGACCATGGGTATGAGGTCCAGGTGCTTGACCTGAATCTTCACTACCGGCATAAGCAGTTTGCGCTTCTTGGAACAGTGCTTCTGAATCAGGACCGATACCGTTATGCGCCTGATGACCACCAGCGCCGTCAGCTTCACCCTGATACTTGGATTTCATCGCGAAGATGAGTCCAGTAGGACCAGTCATCGGCTGAACACCGCAGACGTCATACGCCATCAGGTTCGGCATCGCACGTCGGACGAGCGAGATGAGGACGGGATCCCAGTTAGCAACGTTGCTTGTATTGTTAGCAGCGACTTCGTTCAACATACCCAACTGGGCACGGTCTTGCATCATCGCTTGTTCTTGGTTTTCTAGAAGGGCAGCAGTCACATTTCGTCGATGAGTGTCGCTGATTTTACCAGCGGACTCTTCTTTCAGGACCGGAGACCACTTCTCAACTAGACTTTCGTAGTTAAGTTCCATTGTTTTTATCTCCTAAAGATAATATTATTTTGAGGTTTTACGGATAGCAGAAATATAGTTTTCCATCACGTTCGACACGGGTGCCGAGGGAACGGAAGTTTCTCCATCTTCATCGAAGACTTCTTCATCAGTAGCAGGAGCAGCACCAGAGAAGTGCGCTTCTTTCACTGTGTCGACTTTCTTGACAAAAGTATCTTCGTCGTCAAAATCAACTGACGCAAAGAAGTTTCGGAGTTTTTCTGCTTGGGTGTCAGCAAGGTCAGCAGATGCTTCAGCAAGGATTCTCTCCTTCTTCATCATTGCAACTTGCTCCATTAGCTTCATCGACTCTTGCATCTGTTGACTCATCGCTTCTTCGAGTTCTTCAACTTGTGATGCTAAGTCGTCTACTAGGTCAACTTTGGATTCCGGAACGGCGACATAAGACTCTAAGAAAAGACCTTTCATCCCTTCCATAAAGTTCTCAGCGATCTCAGTTCGCAGACCATTCTGAATGGCGAGTTTATTCTCTTCCATCCACTGTTCAACCACGTAGTTAAGGTAAGAGTCAACCTTTTCAACGAGGTCGCCACGCTGTGACTGAACTTCTTCAGCAAGGCGTTCTTCGTAGTTAGACTCGATACGTTCAACTTCCTCTGCAACTTTAGACTGTAGAGCAGCCTCAAAGAGAATAGCAGTTTTTGCTTTGAACTCTTCCGACAAGGTAACTTCGTCTTCGCTGAGTTTGGCAAGTTTCTTCTGGTAGGTCTCTTCGGCAATCGCCTCTTCGTCTACCATATCTTCTGCCATAACAGTCATAAAGACTTTGGAAAGTTCTTCCTTAGTCAGTCCGTTCATTTTCTGATACATTGCATTGATCATTCCGCCTTTGGTGGTAATCATCTCAACATCCTCACGGGGACCGTCAGAATGCTTGTCAGGATCGCCAGCGGCGACTTTCTGCTTTGCTTCAGAGTTCTTTTTATCTCCTTTTCGACCAGGTGACTGTTTAGTACCATCAGCTGCTTTATCTGCTGCTGCTAGTGCTTTGCCCTCTTCACCCTTCGTGTCATAAGACATATCAGGTGTAGACTCTTCAGCCACTTCCTGCTCATCAAGGAGGTCGTGATTTTCTAATTCACTCATTTAAAACTCCCGTTTGATTAAAAGTTATTTTTAATAGATGAGAGGAAATTTTTATATTCTCTAATTTGCACTTTGCCGTTTGGACGACTCTGTACTCTAGGAGCATTTTCAATTTCAGTCTCTTGATTTTCACATGATTCTTGAGCAGTAAGGACACCGTTCATCCAGACCCAATCGACACCTTCCATAATCCCATTAACAAA